ATGAAGCAAATCACGAACAAAGAATACGAAGAGTGGCAGAAATACAAAGCTGAGAAGGCAAAGGGACATGTGCTGTTACCGGATACAGTCCGGTTCATCTGCGAGGCCAACGGCTATGACGCAGAAAAGATCGGGCAGCACTTCCTTGAAATCCTGCCGAAGATCACAGGACGTAAGGAGGGATTGTCCCTGTGAGAGTTCTTGATTTGGATATGGACTATTTTATGAGGTCCGTAGCAACATCCATCAACGAATCAGAACCAGAACGTTTATCGGATGATGAATATGGCGACTGTATTTGGACAGAAAGAGAAGTTAGAGATTTCCTTGAAGGAAACCTTGGGCTTTCAAAAGACAACAAGATAAGAGGCAGAGTTGTTGCTGGGCACAATGAGTCACTATTCTTTTGGAGAGAGCTGATAGAAAAAGGTGAGCTTTCTACGCCTTTTGATGTTATACATGTGGACTCACATGCAGATTTAGGCCTTGGATACAGTTCTTGGACACATATTCTTGACTATCTCCTGTACTATCCAGTTGAAGAGAGATCCCAGCATCCGAGGTACGTCGACTCATCAGGGCATTTGCGTAGCGAAGGGATTGGGGATTACTTGCTTTTTGCGGTTGCATATAGATGGCTTTCCAGTATTGTATACTGTGGAAATCCTCATGGTGAATGCAATGACTATTTGTTGGACACTTTGAAAGATTTCAAAGAAGAGCCTATCTGGGATAAGCCAGTTCGGAATACAATTCAATTGCTGTACAATCCAGGCATGCCTTTCCCTCAATATGACGATACCGAATATGTGAAACGACAGTATATTAGGAACAGTCGAAAAGAGCCTGAAGTTCCATTTTTGATTATACCGACGATTGAGGATGTTCATTTTGACGGCAACTTTGACTTTGCAGTACTCGCACAATCGCCTAACTATACTCCTGCCTGTGCAGACTTTATAATGGACATTTTTCGTGAATACATTATTGAGGAATAAAAGAACGCCTCCGAGCCGACGTGGTTCAGAGGCGTTGCTGCGTCAATGTGGTTATGCCTTGATTTCGGTGCCGTCCTTGAAAGTCACCAGAATGTCCTTTTTGCTGTGGACGGTGATGTAGTCCACCATCGCCAGCCAGTCGGTTTCCCGAAACTTCGTCAGCGGCTCCCGACTCCGCAGATCCTTCAGGTAAGTTTCGATCTGGTGCTTTCGGGCCGTGCGCTCGGCAATCAGGTCTGTGACCTCGGTGTGTCGGGCCTTGGCCTTATCGAACCGAGCCACCAGACCGTCATAACGTTTCTGGTATTCGGCCTGGTCGAGGGCGATGTGAGCGTTCTCTTTGATGCACTCCTCGATGAGCTCGGCAGCGATGTTGATCTCAGCTTCCAGCTCCGAAAGCTCACTCTCAAGGGCTGTGGTGTCGAGACTCTTTGAAAGGACCTGCTCGTATACAGCGATAAGCTGCTCCTTCTGGTCGATCACTTTATTGGCGGCGCGGAGGAACAGTTCTTTTATTTCATCCTCAGTGAGTGTCGGGGTGGTGCATTTTTGACCATCGAACTTGTGATTGCATTGCCAGATGACCCTCCGGTAGGCGTCATTGCTGTGCCAGACCTTCGGCCCATACCAGCTGCCGCAGTCGCCGCACTTGACCTTGCTGGAGAAAACGCTGACCGAGCTTTTGCGGTTTCGGCCCTTTTTGCGGGCGGCCATCAGCGTCTGCACCATCTCGAAGGTCTCCGGATCGATAATAGCCTCGTGGTTATCTTTGACATAGTACTGTGGGATTTCGCCCTCGTTGGCCTTTTTCTTCTTGGTCAGGAAGTCGACCGTGAAGGACTTTTGCAGCAGTGCATCGCCCTTGTACTTTTCATTCGTGAGGATACTCTTGATGTTGCTGGGGTTCCAGTGGTCTTTGCCGCCGGGTGAAGGAATTCCTTCTTCGGTCAGCGTCCGGGCAATCTGGAATGGCGACTGGCCTTGTAGGAACATCCCGTAGATGCGTTTGACCAGCTTGGCCTGTTCCGGGTTTACTGCAAGATTGTGGTCAGGCCCCATGTCGTAGCCCAGAAACCGCTTGAACGGAACAGTGACCTTGCCGTCTGCGAAACGCTTCCGCTGTCCCCATGTGCAGTTTTCGGAAATGGATCTGGACTCCTCCTGTGCCAGCGAGGACATGATTGTCAGAAGAAGCTCACCCTTACCATCGAAGGTCCAGATGTTTTCTTTTTCAAAATAGCACTCCACGTTGTGCTCCTTCAGGGAGCGGATGGTGGTAAGGCTGTCAACCGTGTTTCTGGCAAAACGGCTGACCGACTTTGTGATGATCAGGTCGATCTTTCCGGCGAGGGCGTCAGCCACCATGCTTTTAAAGCCCTCACGTTTTTTGGTGTTCGTCCCGGTGATACCCTCATCGGTATAGACACCGGCGAACTCCCAATCGTCCCGTCCTTGAATGTAGTTGGTGTAGTAATCGACCTGTGCTTCATAACTGGTCAGCTGTTCTTCATTGTCGGTACTGACACGAGCGTAGGCCGCCACACGTCGCTTCTTGGTGCTGTTGATCGGTGCCGCCGTGAAGCGTGACAGCGTCGCCGGTATCGTGGTTACGGATTTGGCCATTTCTTTTCTCTCCTTATTTTCTTGATTCTCTCACTCATTGCCTCCCTGCGCTCGTCTGTCCAAGCGGCCTTCATGGATTCTCTGGCTTTTTCTCTTCGCTCCTCGGTCCAAGGGGTGCCGTGCCTCTTATCCAAGAAGCCTCTGGATTCGGTGTGGCCGTCCCTAAAATGGAATGTAACCATGTGGTCGAGGATGGTGGCGTTTTCAATCTGGGCGTCCATCGCTGCCTCGTCGAACTCGTCAAGGCCGAGGATGTCGGTCACCAGCCGTTTCATGGTTTCGTCCCGGATGCTGGGGTTGTGGCACTGATCCTTCGGGCTGGTGCAGTACCAAGACCGTGTCGGGGTGCCGTCCTTGCGCTTTCCGGATTGGCAGCGGTAATTCGCACCGCAGCAGCCACATTTGATGAAACCGGTAAATTCATAGAACAGATGCCGATTTGGATTGGTGTCTTTGCGCTTATGTCGTTCTCCCCAGAGCTTTTTCCGCTCGTCCGTCCACCAGTCGGTCTTGGCGGTAGACTGCCATTTTGTGGTGACCTCGTGGCCGTCATAAAAGCGGAAGGTCAGTGTATCGTCACCGATTACGATGACCTCCTCGATCTGCTGACTGAAAGCGTTCTCATCAAACTTGTCAATGCCCAGCACCTTGGCAGCGGTGTTCTGGAGCATCTTCTCCGGTATGTTCTTTGAGGGGCAAGCCGACGCACCTTTCTGGCTTTTCGTCTGGCAGGCCCAGATGTAGTAAACCTCACCGGCAGTGTTTCGCTTTCCGCTGTGACGGTAGTGTTTGCCGCAGCAGCCGCAGGTGATCTTGGTGGAGAAGGCCGAGAGCTTCAGCGACTTGTTCCCGAAAGGGCCAAGGTCCCGTCTGCGCTTGAACTCGGCTTGTACCGCTTGCCATTCGTCCATCGGGATGATTGCCTCGTGGGTGTCTTCCACGAAGTACTGTGGGAGCTCACCGTAATTCTTTCTGCGGTGTTTGGTGATGGGGTCTTCGCAGTATTCCTTCTGGAACAGCATGTTCCCAGTGTAGGTGATGTTCGTCAGGATGACTTTCACATTGGAATCCACCCACGGCTTTCCTTGCCGAGTATAAATACCTCGGTCCATCAAGGCCCTGCCAATTTCAATCCGGGATGCGCCTTTCATGTACTCTGCGTACATCCAGCGAATGATCTCAGCTTCCTCCGGTATGATGACCAGCTTATCGTCCTTCCACTCATACCCGAAAATACTGAACTTGCCGTTGGGGATGCCTTGCTTAAACCGCTTGATCGTACCCCATTTGACGTTTTCGGAAATGCTGCGACTTTCTTCCTGTGCGAAAGAAGCGAGGATGGAAAGCATCAGCTCTCCGTCACCGCTTAAGGAATTGATGTTTTCCTTTTCGAACCGCACCTCAATGCCGAGGTCCTTCAGGTGACGGACCGTGTTCAGCAGGTCTACAGTGTTCCTCGCAAACCGCTGGATCGACTTGGTGAGGATGATGTCGATGTTTCCGGCTTCACACTCAGCCAGCATGCGATTGAACTCTTCACGCTTTTTGGTGCCGGTGCCGGAGATTCCGTAATCCGCAAAAACACCAGCATATTCCCATTCGGGGTTCTTTTGAATCAGTGCGCTGTAATAGCTCACCTGTGCAGAAAGCGAGTGCTGCATCCGCTCGGATTCCATCGACACTCTGGCGTAGGCAGCAACTCGCTTTCTTGTTTTCAGAACCGGCAGTTTTCGCTCGATTTTCTCTACTGTTTTCAATGAAATCCCTCCTTCCGGTAGTGTCTATATATCACTCTAAAAGGCCGGAATATCAAGCGTTTTCGGATAATAATGTACCCAAATATGGCCGGTATTTTTTGAGCAGAATTGTATCAATTTCAGCGTATTCCTCCTCGGTGATCAGGCCCTTTTCAAGCATGGATTTTGCCATTGAAATCGCTGCGTGGTAAAGCATGTCGTTGTGAAGCTCCTCCTTGCTCATCAGGTGTCACCGCCTTTGAACCGGGCTGCAATATAACAGCCGTGGGAGCAGTATTTGCGCTTGGCATTTCCGTAGGCGGTGAACTCCTTCCCGCACTCTGGGCAGGTAAAGGTATAAACGGTCCTCTGCTTCACCGCCTCCGGGTGAGCGTTCCACCATGTCGTCCGGCACTCCGGGCAGCAGAACTTCTTCTGTTTCCGTCCGGGGGTCTGGATCAGGACTTTTCCGCAGTTTAGACAAAGCTGTATGGGGACTTCCACAAGGCTGTGGTTCTCAGCCTTTTCACCGGCGAGACCGTGGGAGCGACAGTAGGCTTTGACGCTGTCTTTTGAAAGGCCGACGCTTTTGGCGATAGCGGTATATCCAAAGCCCTGATGACGCAGGGCCGTTATCTTTTCTCTTTGCTCATTGGTCATGAGATTGTCCTCCAGTCCGAGAGGAGCTCCTCTCACTACCCACTGGAGGGAAATGGCCGTCTTGAACGAAAAAATGGCAAAAAAAAGAAGCCCACCGAGGAAAAATCCCCGATGGGCTGTGTGTTAGTTCGGAATCTTCAGTTTCTGGCCGCTGTAGATGGTGTCGCTGGTGAGACCGTTGAGCGTCTTGATCTCCTTGTAGCGTGTTCCGCTGCCGAGCAGACGCTGGGCAATCGCCCAAAGGGAGTCGCCCTTCTGCACCGTGTATTCCCGGTAGGCGGCGGCAGCGGGATAGATGCTCACGCCGTCGTTGGTGAACACAAAGTAGCCGGGGTTCTTGTCAGCCTGCGCCTTGGCGTTGGCGAGGATGCGGTACGCGCCAAGCTGAGACTTCGCGTCCTTCCAGGATTTACGCACACGGTAATAGCCGGAGGTCAGCTTTTCCGGGTACCCGGTCGCGGGCGGAGCGGAAGGCTGCGGTTCTTGTCCGGCCGTGCCGCCAAGCTGCGCCGTGACCTTCGCGGCAAGGTCGCCCATCCTGGCGTACATCCAGCTGCCCGGACACGACTTGTTGGCAAACCAGCGATGGACGGTCAGCACCATCTCGCCGGATGCCGGGGTGTAGTTCAGCGTCTTTTCCTTGTCGCCGAGCCAGATGAGCTTGGTCTTTCCGTTGCGCTTGCAGATGTCCACGCAAAGGGTGACGAGCTTCTGATAGACCACATCCTTGAACGCATACGGCTCCGTGTTGTCGGACGCGCACTCGATGGTGATCGCCCTCTGGTCGTTTGCGTTAGAGGAGGAACACCAGGAGCGGTTCTTCTCCTCCACGATAAGCGCCACACGCCCGTCGCTGCCGATGCCGTAGTTGCAGGACGCCTGCTTGGAGGTCGGCGTGAAGATGCTGCCGAGCGTCTCAACGGAGCATTGACCGACTACGCAGTGCGGCGTGATGCGGTCGATGCTGTGCGTCCTCTGCCCGGAATGGTTCGGGCTGAGTTTGGTATAGTCCACGAGCGGACTGTTTGTGTATGCCATTACTCCTCACCATCCTTTCCAGCGCGGTCATGCAGCTGCGCCAGTACGTCTTTCAGCTTTTCGGGGATGGGCAGTCCCAGGTGGGCGGAGTTCTCCAGCAGGCTCACACCCTCGTTGGAGAGGTAGAAAAAGATGACCGCCGTCCGCAGCACTCCGACTTCACCCAGCACATAGACGTCCAGAATGTTCCCAATGCCCACCAGCGTGAAGATCAGCACCTTGCGGCAGATTCCCTTGAAGCCGACCTCGCTGGAGAGGTTCTTGTCCGCGATAGCGCACAGCACCCCGGTCGCGTAGTCGATCACCACAAAGGCGATCAGCGCATACAGAAAGCCGTCAGCGCCGCCGAGAAACCAGCCGAGAAAGCCGCCCAGCGCGGAGAAAGCGATCTGAATGCCAGTCCAGATTTGTTTCATTGTCTTGTCCTCCTTGAATTGAGATTTGTGCATAAAAAGAGCGCGGCCTTTCGACCAGCGCCCGATTTACCGTTATTCCGTTTGCTTTGGCAGCCACTCCCAAAGCCGCATATCCTCCTGACCCAGCGACCACATACACATCCCGCGCAGTCCCCAGCGGTAAGCCGCCTGGTTCGCCCAATAGATGAGACTGTCCACGTCCTGGTAGTAGAGGATGGAGAAACCGTCCGCATCGCCGAGGAACAGCCTGGATATCCAGACGTTGATGTCCCTTGGAATGACCGTCGCGGAGTAGTCCTTCCCGCAGGTAATGGCGAGAAAGGCCGAGTGGAAGAAGTCGTAGTCGAGGGAAATATCCTCGCTCCGTGTGGAGTATTCCTCCACATCGGAGGTCAGCGTGAACACTTGGAACTCATCGTCCCAGGTGCAGTTTGACCGCTCGATCCTGCCGAATGTCTGGAGCGTCCCGTCAGGCATCCGCACATCGAACCGCTCATACGGCTCGTATGTCCAAGCGTCGCCCAGGCGGAGCAGCTGGCAGCAGACCTTCTGGTCGGAGCGGATACCAGCATACCCGCCGCTGCCGCTCACCGCCGCCGTAAAGCGGAGCGTGTTGGATGCCGAGGAATAGACCCGCACCCTGTTTCCGCGTTTCCGCATCTCGATGGTATAGACGCTGGGATCGGTGCGGAGATTGGCTTTCGCGGTTTTGGAAAAGCTGGTGGCGTAGCTGCCGAGGAGCGTGGAGCCTTCGTAGAGTTCCACCCGCTGGGTATCGTAGTTGAGACAGCAGAATAGACTGCCGAGAAACACACCAGCCCTGCCGCCGCCGTCCTCTGGGAATATGATCTGCGCCCGGAGATGGATGTCGGAGAAGCCATCGTACTGCCACGCCAGCCGCCCACTTCCTTCAAGCTGGGAGTATGGCCGGCGCTCCATGCTGGATGTATCCTGCCAGACCTCCCATTCGCCGTCCAGCGTTGTCCAGTAGCTTGACGGGATGGGCGGTGTGTCCCGGAAATCCTCGTACCAGATGAGCGCCGAGTCCGGCTTTCTGCGGAGCATTTCCAGCGTCAGCTTGAATCCCCGGTCGGGACCCACCATCTTGCCGTTCACGTCCTTGAACTGGCGCGGCGCGAGGGTGTATTGCGCTTCGCCCACCGAGGGGTATTCCTCAAAGGCGGTGCAAACCCGAAAGCCGTAAAACTGCACACCGTTGACATCCACGGAAATGGTGAGGGTGTGCTGCCCTGCGGCGAGATTCACGCTCTTGGCAAGCGTGGCCCAGAAGGTCGTCCTCCAGTAAGGCCACCACAGCCGCGACTCGTGGTAATGCGTGGTCTGACCGTCCAGCGACACATAGATGCCGTTGCGGTTCCAGAACGGAAAGCAGAGCCGCACCGCTACATCGTAGGTCCCGGCTCTGTCGATGGTAAAGTTGTAGACCGCCTCGCCTTCATCGCCCAGCGTGACCAGCGTCTCGGAAACGGAAACGATGCCGCTGTAGCTGTCCGGCTCCGCTCCACGGTCAAGGACGATGCTGCCGAACTCGGTGTGCTGGGACTTGCCGTAGGCGGTCAGATAGTGCCGCCCGTTGTAGGTTTCCGCCATGAGCGGCTGGGTGTAGTCCACCGCGTCCCGTCCCTCCATGTAGTCGTAAACGTGCGGCAGCGCCCAGGGGACTTTGTTGTTGTCATCCCAATAGGCCACGATGGGGATCATCGGCTGGGGCGGCCCGTCATCGGTGAAGTTGTAGCCGCCCGTCATCCACAGCTTGGCGGCGTAGTAGGTGTTGGAAGTGCCGCGGTAGCTGTTGCCCAGGTTCTCCGGCTTGTCATAGATCTGCCAGTTCCAGCCGTAGGCGGGCATTCCAAGAAAGACCTTCTCCGGGTGCATGACGCGGACAGCATAATCGTAAACGCCCTCCAGCCAGCTTCGCGGGGAAACAGGACCCGGCGCGGAGCCTGCCCATGCCATGCCGTAGGTCATGATGGACGCGGTGTCGCAGTAGCGGTCGAGGTCGCCGTAAACACACCAGTTTTCACCGCCGACCGAGCCGTTGACGCTCGTCATACCTGGCAGGCAGATGTTCATCATCTTCGATGGATCGTAGGCTTTGACTGCGTTGTAGATGTTTCGGAACATCGCCGTGGAGATGTCCGCCGTGGAGTAATCTCCGCCGCGTTCCAGGTCGATGTCGATGCCGGAACACCACGGATATTTCTCCATGATGCGGACGATCTCTGTGAGGAACTTGTCCTGCGCGCCGCCCGTGTTATCCCGGAGCGCGGCAAAAACGCTGCTGGAGCCGTCGTTGGCGATGGTCAAAAGCCAGGTGATGTGCGGCCATTTGTTGATGTAGTTTTTCATGGTGGAACCGTCGGCAATGGAAACGCCGCTCTCGTAAATCTCCCCGGTCGCACGAACCTTGAAGGAGAACAGCCCGATCTGGCTGATGCGGTCGCCGTAATCACGCAGCGCCTCATACATCAGGGTATTGCCCATAAATGTCCAGACCATGATTTTCTTTCCTTTGAGTGTTTCATTCAAAACCGCTCACCTCCGTCCTCCATTTCCTGCATCTCAAACAGCACCCTTGCCGTTTTGCCTTCCTCCAGCGTGACCTTGTGCTTGGAGTCCCACGCCGCGCTGTACTGGTAAAAGCCGTCTTTGCGCTCCGGCGCGCCGTTTCTGGTGCATTCCCGTGTGGACGCCAGCAGCGCAAGGTCATCCTCGGCGGCGAGAGCGTTTGGAAACGACACCCGTTGACCGCCCACACCCTGGCACAGCTTTACCGTGCCGGCCGCCATGCCGGACTTGGGATAGATGTGGACATCCAGCCCTGCGGAGGTGGAGCCGAGGTTGAACAGCACCACCGTCTCCTCGGAGCGCACCACGCCGTTGTACCAGACAGGCGGCTTTACAGCGCCGTCCTCGCGGAACTTTCGGAGCATGACCTCGGTGTGCGGAGCGTAGCCGTTCAGCGCCGGCCCCTCCTGCAGCTGGAGGTCGGTCAGCCAGATCGTGCCGGAGCAGTCGGTGACGGTAGGCTTCACCGTGATGCTCACGACACGTTTTTCCTCATGTTTGTTGATGACCTCCGCCAGACGGATGAAGGCGGGTTTAGCCATCCAGCGTCCACCTTATCTCGCAGGGGTGGCCTACCCACCCGGTGGCGACCGCGCCGCCCTGCAGGAAGATGTCGGTGATATAGAACGTGCCGGAGCAGTTCTTCACACACACCCGCACCGTGATGGACTTGACCCTGGCGGAGTAGTTATTGGGAGTGATCTTCTCACTCGTCTTTGAAAAATAAGCCACAGCCCATCCTCCTTTCAGAACAGGTCAATGAAGCGCGTTTCCGTGGTGCCGTCCTCGTATTCGATCTCCACCTCGATGCCCACCTGCGAGTTATCGCCCAGCTTTTCGAGGTTCTGAGATGCGACCTGCGCCGAGAGCGTGTAGCTGGAGCGGTTGGCGGGATAGACCGTCTGCGCCATGCTCTTTGTCATTCCTGCCACGCCCTCCGCCTTGAAGGAAGCCGTGCCGGACGCGCCGTTCTCGCCGTCCGCCTCAAAGCCGGAACTCACCCAATAGGCAAGCCCGTCATCGGCGCGGGAGTTCCGCAGCAGATTGAACGGCACCATTTCCCGCACATCGTTGTTGGTGACCATGCTGGTGCCTTCCAGAGCGTCCGCCACGTTGTCCCACTGACTGGCGGAGCTTCCGAGGTTCTTCAGCGTGGTGGAGAGTTCCAGCACCGTGTTCCAGGGTTCCTGCAGGTTGTATTCCCGGCGCACGATGCGCGTCGTGACCGAAAGGCCGAGTTCCTTGTCCTCCACACGCACATAGTCGCCGAGTTCCCAGGCTTCATGCTCATAGCCCGTCAGCACTGACAGATCCATCGCGTTCAGCACATAGGAAACGGACGGCTTGCAATACTCCGCAAGCCGCATCTCGGCGTATTCCTTCATCTGGTAGGGGTTCGTGAAGGAGGAACAGTCCAGCGTGGAAATTCTGACCTCTCTGGAATATGTGAAGTCCTCCACATAGGGCCGTCCACCATTGATGTCGGCAAAGGTCAGCCCGTCCGCGCCTACGGCATAGAGCCGCGTCACCAGGCTGCGCGTGTCCACCACACGCTCGATGGATTTCATGTTCTTCTTGTAGGCGAACAGAGCGCCGCTGTCCTTGCCGCTCATGGTCAGCAGATGCACCAGGCGGTTCGGGCAGTCAAAGACCAGGTCACCGCCATGCAGGTCGGCTACGGCGCGGAGGATGGAGAGCGCGTTTTTCTCCGTACTCGTCCAGGTTCGCTTGGTGCGGACGTTCACAGTGCCGACCGACCATTCCGTCCCTTCGAGGGCATAAGCCATTGCGACCTCGGCGGTCTCGGCGTCAAACTTCCGCTCCTCCTTGCGGACGCTGAAGGTCAGATCATAGAACTCCGCCTCGGCATACACGGTTGTTACCGTATCGCCGTTCGTATCCTTGGTGTCGGTGATCGTCCGCACCTTGTAGATGTCGTTCACGATCTGGATCTTCTTCTCGCTGTCGATGTATTTTCGCTTGGCGTCCCGGTAAGGGATGGAGAAAGACAGCGTGTCCTCGCCGTTGATCTCTCCGGTCACGATGATGTCGTAGGCGTTCTCCAGCACCGCTTCCCACGCGCCATTTTCGTCCAGCACGACCGGCCTTGCGTAGCCGATCTTCTCATAGGGCGACTTGGGAATGTCGTAGAGCCGGATGTCCGTCACCCTTGGAGTACGGGAAGTGTCCGTGGTCGAGAGCGTTACCCGGAAGCGGATGTACGCCCGGTTCGGCGATGCCAGCTTTCCGTCAGCGGGAACCGGCGCCCATTCGCTCCAGCTTTCCAGGTCGTCGCTGGTGGACGTTTCAAGACCGCTCACCGAGGTGACGCCGGAGGTGTATTCGCTGGTCACGGAGACCTTGCCCGTGCCGGAGAGATTGCAGACCGCTGCGGCGGTATAGAGCGTACCCTCGGTCGGATACACGCCGCCGGCCGCTCTCAGAGAAACGGAGCCGGGTTCGGTTATGGCATCCACCGCGCCGGAGGTATCGCCGCCGTTGGCGCACAGCGAAGAGCGGAAATAATCCGCCAAGTCCTCGGCGGTAAGCCGGGAGTCGACGTCCAGGAACCAGTCATCAAAGATACCCGCATACCAGTAGCTGCTCTGGAGCATCCCCATGATGATGTCGGCCGTGCAGGAGCGGTTCAGTTCGCCGCCTATGGTGAGCGCGTCGGAGATCCAGACCACGCCCGTTTCCCGGTTGCCGACCACATACCAGGCGTTCTTATCGTCCGGCTCGATGACGGCCGCGATAAAGTACCATGTGGCGTTCTCCAGCTTGAACGGCGGCGTGACCGACTCATCCAAGATCAGCGATCCACCGGAGTTATACAGCATGATACGGGGCCTGCCGTTGTACAGGGACAGGTAAAAGATGGGGTTGCCCGGACCGTTTCTCGTGCCGATGATGGGACAGAAGGTGTTTCCCACCGAGTAGGTCGTGGGATGCATCCAGCCGCCGCAGATGATCCGTCTGCCAATGTTCTGAAAGATGGAGCCGTCGTTGGCGATTTTCAGATAGGTCTGCTCCGTGGAAGGGTTGTTTATGTTGAAACGGATACCCCGTCCAAGGATGCCATCATAAAAAGACGCCGTTGTGCCGCTCCACTTGTTGATATATGCCTTCCGATTGCAGCCGGAGGAATCCTCGGCGCAGTCATCCTCGTCCACATCGGATTCGTTGAACCGCCACAGCCCGGACTTGGCGTACTGGACGGGAAATTCGCCCGTGAAGTCCGATTGCTGGTTCATTATCGTTTTGAGCGCCATAGGTTCACCTCCATCTGCTCCTTGCCTGTATCTCGATCTTTGCCAGCGCCGCGCCGCTCACCTCGACCTGCACCGTGTTTTCTCCGACCGTCAGCGTGGGAAAGTTCAGTTCCGCCAGATACGGCAGGCCGTTGCGGAGCGTTATCCCGGCGCCGCTTTCCACCCAGGCGGTCATTTTATCCGTGTCCACCACCAGCGTCTCGCCCTCGGTGAGACTGGCGTTTGCGATGCGGAGCGCGGAGCCGTTGGTGGTGATGGTGATAGCGCCGCTGCCGGAAATCGAGCCTGTGATGCGATAGATCGGCAGGGACTCCGCGTTGCCCGTTTCCCGCTTGACCGTGTGTGTTCCCGCCGCGGTGATGGAGAACTCCTCATCCTCCAGCGCATATCCGAACGGGTCCGGGCAGAAGAACTTGAGACTGAAACTGCCAGCCGCCCGGATGAGCCGCTCACAGTCCACCGCATCATTGAGACGCGCCATGAAGTACCTGTCCGGCACATCGTCAAAGATAAGCTGGTGGAGTCCCTGGGTGGGATCGAGCCAGGCGGCGATGCCGTCCAGCGTTTCCACCAGCGCGGAAAAGGTGTGTCTTGGGAAGATGCTGCAGGCGGCGGTGATCTCCCGATAATCGAGATCGGCTCCGAAATCCGCCACGCCGTATTTGCCCGGAACCGTCGTGGTGAAGTTTCGGAGCCTGCCGCTGACCTGCCAGGAGGTGAGCCGCGCTTTGAGTCCCATATCCTTCGAGTGTATGTCGTTGTATGTGAAGCCCATAGGCGCACCTCCTTATGCCGTCGTGAACCGGCCCTGGGCGCGGGAACCGGTCTGAATGAGATTGTAGAGTTCCTGGGAGATCCTGCGGATGTCCTCCTCGCTGCGGACGACCATCTGCTGGACGGTCACCAGAGGACCGAAGCCGGACGCTCCGCTCACGCCACTGATGCCGCCTGTAACTGAACCGACCGTGGCATTTGCGTCCAAATCAAAAGTGGAAGGCACGGAGGACTGCATATCGTCCGCAAGGCCGCGCATGACGGAGTTGATATCGTCCGCCATGCCTTCGGCGGCTTTGACCGCGTCATCGCCGTTATCCTCAATGGAGCCGGACAGACCTTTGACCAGCATCTTGCCGACCCACGCCATCTCGGTCGAGGGCGAGTGGATGCCGAAGAAGTTACAGATGCCGTCCCAAATGCCGGAGATCCAGCCGGACACTTTATTCCAAAGCCACGATGCAAGGGACTGGATGCCGTTCCAGAGACCTTGCACCAGGTTCTTGCCCACATTGGCAAGCTGGGACACGCCCTGCCCGAAAGCGGACACCAGCCCGGAAATGATCTGCGGGACCGCCTTGACGATCTCCACGATGATGGTGGGCAGGTTCTTGATGAGTGAAATCAGCAGTTCCACGCCAGCTTGGATGATCTGCGGAATACTGCCGATGATGGCGGTCACCAGTCCCGAAATAATCTGCGGAATGGCGCCGACCACCGTAGTGATGATGGTGGGCAGGTTCTGTATCAGCGAGATCAGCAGCTTTACGCCTGCGTCGATAAGCTGGGGAATGCTCCCCAGGATAGCGGTCACCAGTCCCTCGATGATTTGGGGGATCGCTTCGACCACGGCGGTGATGATCTCCGGCAGAGCCGCCACCAGCGAGGTCAGAAGCTGTATCCCGGCGTCGATGATCTGCGGGATAGCGCCGATGATAAAATCCACGATGCTCGTGATGATCTGAGGGAGCGCCTCGATCAGCACGGGGATGGCGTCCAGAAGTCCCTGGGCAAGCCCGGTGATAAGCTGGAGAGCGGCGTCAAGCACCATAGGCAGATTGTCGATAAGCGTCTGCACCATTTGGGCGACGACCGCCACCATCTGCGGAATGAGCGTGGGAATGCTCTCCGCGATGCCCTGCACCAGAGACACAATGATCTGCATCCCGGCGTCAACGATCTGAGGGAGCAGTTCCACCAGGGCACCGATAAGCTGCGTGATGACTTCGGTGATGGTGGGGAGCAGCGTCGGGATAGCCGCGAGGATGCCCTCCGCCAGCGACTGAATGATGACCGGCGCGCTCTCCAGCACGGCGTCGGCAATCGTGCCGACCAGTTCCACGACCTGCGGTATCATGCCGCTGATGCTGGTAATGAGGTCGGTGACGCCGCTCTTGATTTTCTCCCCGGCTTCATCGTTTCCGGCGATAAGGTCGGAAAAGCCGTCCATGATGCTGGTCAGAGCCGGGAGCATATCGCCCATGATGCGGTTCTTCAGACCGCCGAAGGTGTTATTCAGCCGGGTGAGACTGTCCTCAAATGCCGCGCTTGCGGCGACCGCCTCGTTGCTCATGACCATGCCGTAGTCCTCGGCTTCCTGCCTCAGAGCCGCTGTATCTTCGGCGGTCATGTTGAGGACAGCCGCCATGTCCGTGGCGGATTTGCCGAGAAGGTCGGTAGCGGCGGCGGTCCGTTCCGCGCCGGAGCCCATGCCCTGCAGGGCGGTGATGACCTTCTCCAGCTGCTGTTCCTGCGACAGCCCGTTCAGGTCCTCGATGGAAAGGCCGACAGCCGCCAGCTTCTCTGCGGCGGATGC